AAAATATTTGCCTTTTCAAATCTTTCTTGAACGGCCCTACTAATTGTACCAAGTTCAACGTCACCGATTCTTTCAGTACCAGCTACAGTGCGCAAGCCATCAGGCCCAAGGAAAACAATATCACCTGCAAATTCTTGGACAGTAAATCCATTCAAGCAACCAATCTCTCGTGTAACTGGTTGAAGAACAAAATCTGCAACTGTATTTCCTGCAAGTCTAAATATGCGCTCTTCACAGAAAATAAAAAGCTGGTCACGAAATGGAAACAGTGCAGTAATGTTACTGTCTACAGCTATTGACCCTGCTCCGTTTGCTGTATTAAAATCATCATCAGTAAATGGTGAGGTAAATATAATTTCTTGTGGACTAGCTGACATACCAGCAAAAAATAATGCATCTTTAAATCCCGTAACAAACTTAGGATCGGAAGGTGCACCAGAAGCATTAAGGTCAGTTACTGTTGTGCCGTCATACTTGGTAGCATTGTTTGCTCCATCTGCCCATACAATATAATCTTCGCCACCTAGATTGTATCGGAAATGCGTATATTTTATTGCGCTTGTTCTTCCACTATCAATCTCTGTCCAAGAACCTGTAGTGCCACCTTCAAATACTTTTTCTCCACGTGCCGCAATTACTTTGCCTTTATAATATGCAGACATGAGAACTGCTTCGGACGACAATGTTGTTTGTGGAACAATGTTACTATTCCACTTCTCGTAGCCGTTAATTCTGCGATACCCACCCTTTGTGTCAGGTTCAAAGTTTTCAAGTTCAAGTGCCATTCCGGGTTGCATAGCAAAGGTTGATCTGTCAAGTACAAGACCACCTTCACACGCAAATACAAATGGGTTCAAACCAGATTGATCAGGCATTATGGACCAACTTTAATTCCATATCTTTGTGAATAAGGAATGTATGTAGAACGAACATAGTATGTTCTATTCAAAAGAATTGATTGCATATACTTTATACCATCCTCAAACCTAGCGAAGTTAAGTCCGTACTGTTGGCTTTCTCCACGATACTGGTATCCATATGCAGTGGCACCATCAACAATGACAGACCTGAATTGCTCTGGTATAGCAGGCACATCGGTAGAAGCTGATAGTTGAGTAGGCTTATCGAAGTAATCGTATTTAAGCTCGTAAGCTTTGTCGGGATAAGGGTATAATAGAAAGTTATTATCAGGAGTTCTAATTACATAGATTGGTACACCACCTACATTACTTGTGCTTTCTTGGTCAATATACTTATCTACATATTCTTTATACTGCATTACACGAAGAGATGGGCCATCTGTGCCAAGGCTCTGATCTCTTGAGATGCGAAATGTTTCATAGTCTACATGTTGTGCTGTAGCTGGTATTGAGTAGCGAGTCTGATCAGGTACAAGTGTTTCTGTTCGTGTAGCATGGGTAAAAGGCCAACCATACTCTCGTGTGTTAACGTGATTAATGGCATCATTCACTGCATTTTTACATTGGATCTGAAATCCACGAGCATTGCCAAAATTTGATGCAGTCAATGTGACTTCATTAAACCTTGCTAACACTTCGTTTGTAATATCGAGATATGTATATGCCATGCCTATTTCCTAAAAGAGAGGAAGGGGGCGCAAGGCCCCCTACCAAACTATTTATGCAAGGGTGTCGCGGTCTACTTCGTCAGCAGCCATGTCGCCCATTTCGGTTACGTCCATAAGAACGGCAAACACACGAATCTTACCAGCAGAGATACCGTCACCAGTACCAGCAAAGGTCAGATCAAGAGTGTTAGCAGAACCGTGAACTTCAGGGTTCATGCCGCCAGTTACAGAAGTACCATAAGCACCAGCAGTTGCAGCATCAATGTCAAATGCAGCAACATACTTGTCATCGTCAATGTCCGTACCAAGATCGACAGTTTCATCAGAACCTGTGTTTGCAATGGTAAGGGCGGTTACAACTTCAAAACCTGCAGAAACAAGGATTGACCCAGCAGGGATAGCAATCGCTTGCACAACATCGTCAGCAGACGGATCAACTGTGTGATTCGCAAAGTCGATGGTGTTTTCTACAAAATAAGGATTACGTCCACGCTGTGAGTTACCACGAGCAGTAGAAACAGCAGTAGATACTGTAGCCATTTTTCAGTACTCCCTATCAATCTAAGTTGTAAGCGGCAGTAACGATTGCTTCTGGACGAAGAATCTTACGGCCATAGAGGTGCATACCGCGAACGATGTCAGCGAAGCTGTCAGGGTCACGATAAGTTTCGGTCTTGTTGATCTGCTCTGCAGTAGCAACTGAAGAGTCATGACCAGCAACAATCACACCAAAGTTGGTTGCGTTAGAGCCACCAACAGTGCCAGCACCAGTACCCAAAGAAGGCAGGTTGTTGGACACGTAAACACGGAAGCCGTGCAGGTTGTTGATTACTAGACCATTCTGAAGACCAGAACCACCAAAGTCAGAGTTGAACAGGCGAGAATCTTCGTCCATCAATACTTCTTTGAATACAGGGTCAACAACCAACCAACGACCTTGGCTGTCTACATTCTGCTGGTCGAGCAGACGAGACATACGAGAAAGAATCGTAAGAGGGAAAGTTGAACCTGCTGCTGGAGTCAGGTCGGTTGCGCCGGGGGCGCGTGGGCGAATACCAATTGACTGATTAACAGTACCAGCAGAACCAGCACCATCAGTGAAGTCAGAGGCATCAATAGACATGCTGGCAAGAAGTTCAGCACCAACGAGGTTGGCACCATTAGATGCAGAACTAATAGCTTTTGTGCCATTGACTACATCGTTTACAGTGTCAGCATTACCATGAATTGCAGACTGCTTAAAGCCTGCGAGGTAGCCCAGTACGTCTTGGTCAAACTGATCAGCAAGGCGATAAGCCGCACGGTCAGAAGCAAGAGACTGGAAGTTTACGTGAGAATGAGCCTCTTCAATGTCATCGACTTTGAAAGCAAAGTAGTTTGCTTTGTCAATGGTCAAGGAAAAGTCTTCATCGTCAAGGTCTTGTGGCGTGATGGTTGTACCACGATCATAAGCCTTAACAGTGATCTCTGGCTCTTTGATGATCTTAACAGAGTCGCCCATGTTAGCGATCTCACCAAAGTAATCAGAGTTAGTGATGTCCTCCACAACAGATGACTTGCGGAAAGCAAGCTGCACCTGTTTGGAGTAAATTACCGGGCTGAAATTACCGTTAGGTAGGTTGTTATAGCCCGGAGCAGTTGAAAAAGCCATTTCAATACTCCTATCTAGCTTTAAAGATTAACAGATGCAAACTCGACAAATACTTAAAGAGGCTGATTTCAAAGGGTGCTTATGGTATCTAGATCAGAATGATCAGTTATGATACTTAGATCATAAGGGCCTGTGTCGTCAGGTAGTTCCGTTAGACTTGCTGTTTGCGTAGAAAATGAAAAGTATGGGTGTACATTGAGTAGGCCGTACTTCTCACCTGTGACATTAGTTATACTTATATTTAACTAAATGTCAACCCTTTTATCGGGCAGAACCCGAAATATCGTAAACAAATTTACCACTGCGAATAGCTTCCATAATTGCATCAGAGTTTTGCTCATATTCTACAGCAGACATTCTTTGTACGTCAGACTCTTTAAAGAGTGAATTTGATTCATCACTCTGTGGACGGTTCTTACTACGTACATTTACATTACTTGCAGCATCTTTGCTGGAAGATTTCCTTTTAGTACTAATTCCACGATCTGCTTTGTAAAGATCAATAGCTCGTGCGGCACTACGTGCATCATTATCATTTTCATAAAGAGCATCCTGAATCCACTTAGGTTGTTCTTCTGCCCACTCATGAAATTCATCACTGTCACGAATATCACCAAAGTCAGGATGTAAACGCATAAGCTCTGCTTCAGCTTTTTCTTTCTTGGCAGAGTATTGCATTTCATCGACATACTTCATGCGCTCTTCAAGTTGCGCCGCTTGTTCTTTTGCTTTTTTGATTGCAATTGTTTCTACGATAGCAGCTACATCAGGATACTCTTTTACCCAAGATTCCAAGTCTTCATCAGACTTAGGCAACTTAATTTCTTCTCTCGTAGCCTTGGCAAGCTGATCCTCAAGTGCCTTAACACGATCTTGAAATTCGTTTTCTTTTTCTTGCATGTGACGGCGAAGGTCGCCATAACGCTTCTTGAATGTCTTTTCCTCTGGAGCTTCTGGTTCAGCTTCTTGTTGTTCTTCTTCTTGAGGCAGACCCTTCTGCTCTTCCATTAGCTTTGCAAGCTCTTCTTCTTCTTTTTTGATTCGCTCTTCGTTTGTGTATTTACGATTTGCAAATGCTACTTTCTTTGCTGGTTCAACAACCATTTCTTTTTGTTCTTCAGACATATATACTCCTGTATACTGGGGCCAATGTAGGGTGGCCAGATATGTAGGCTATTATAGTGCGCCTAATGCACTTACCGTTTGATCCTCTTCTTCATCAAGAAGCTGAATCATGTCTCCAATAATTTGATCTGGAAGAATACGTTGAATAAATCTTCCATAGTCCGTGTCAATACCATCTTTGAATATTTGTTGTTCTTCTGGACCAAGAGCTAGAAAGTTATCTACAATCTCCTGTCTAATAACCATAAGGTCTTCATTGTTCATAGCGAGAATGCCTCCATTATATAAGAAGGAATTACTTTACGCATTACTGTATCAAAAGGAGTTCCCTTGTTTGCAACAAAGATCTTCTCTTCTTTCTCTGTCATAGTAAA